CCGACGGCAAAATCACAGAAGCTGAGCAGCGGAAAAACGTAGAGATCGAAAGCTACAAGTTCGAGGCAGAAAACCGACGTATCGAAAAGGAATACGAGCACAAACTACGGCTTGCCTTGGATGAAGCTCAGCGGGATTTCCGTGTGGAACTGAGTGAAGAAATCAAGCGACTTTCCGACCAGTTGAAAGAAAGCCAAATCGCCGCTGATGAGCGCGAGCGTGAATTGCTAGAGTTCCAGAAACGCGCTGTCATGGATGAAGCAGTGCGCGATGCTTTCCTGAATGTGATGGGAACATACCCGCCGCCGAAACCTGATCTGCCGCCGGTAGTCGCCGCGATGATTGGCTGGAACCAGCCACGACAGACGAACTAACCACGGCAATAAGAAAGCCCCCACCAATGGTGGGGGTTATTTTTGCGTTTCAGGGGTGTTTCTACAGATCAGAGATGGAAAAACCGGGCTTCTTGAAAAGCCATTCCGCGCGCTCAGTAGCAATGTGTTCCGCAGCCTCGGCAACGTCATCAGACAGTACAACCAGGTCAACATCAACAAGGCCATAGAGGCTGACAAGTGCTGTATGTAAACCTTTAGCGCGTGCTGCATAGTCGCGGGAAAGCTCATTCAGCGCAATCACATCATTGGTGTCAGTGGAAGAATCAGCAACAACCTTGTTACGCACAATCTGAACCGTGTAGAACAGCGAAAGCACGTATCCGTAGTTCGCGGCGATCTGCTCATGTGCCGTCAAAAACGCCGGCCGAATCATGCCCGCAGAGGAAACCATCTGCTCAATCGTGTCATAAAGCGAATCGGGCTGAGAGGAAGACACGCCGCCGGATTCTTTGCAGGAAGAACACGAACCATGAGAGCCAGAGGCCACAATCCCATGCGGGTTATTAGCGGGGTCAAGCTTGATCTTAGGGCCGTCAAGCACTTCATTATGGTAAGACATGAGAAACAATATCCAATCTGTGGCCGTTGTTCCGGTGGCCGCGCGCCGGGTGGTGGGGTGATTGTGCGCTCACCCCGGGCGCTTGTGTGTGGTTAGTCTTCTGGTTCCCAATCGGCTAGGTCGCTGAGCATTTCAGAGGTCTTGCGGCTGAGGAAGTCTTGCCATTGCTTGCGGCCGAATGCGCGATCCAGGACGGGCCAGTGCGCTGTATCGTCGCTGAACGCCATGCCTTGTGGGGTCTTCATGCCGACAAGTGTGGGATCGACTGCGAGGCGTGCTTTGCGGGTGCCGTCAAGGTCAAAGTCAAGGATCATGTCGGTTCCGCCGCGCTGGTCGCTGCCAGGTAGGTTTGCGGTTTCGCCGAAGGTTAGGCCCCATTCTGTGGGGGTCGATTCCCAATTGAGGGTGTCTAGGTTGATGATGCTCATTTCCGATCTCCAATCTGGTGTGGGGTTTGTTCCCCCTTTTGTTGTGGACGTGTTTTACCGTATCACCCGTTGTGTGGCCACGCAATGTATTGGTTGTGTGTTGCCCTTATTTGGGGGTGGTGTGCGGGTTTTGCCGCAGGTCAGCGCGGCATGTATTCCAGGACATGGCTAGGGTGAATGGCGGCGTCGTAGGGGAGCGGATAGCGTAGCTTGTGTCGTTCTGTCTCAAATTCAGCGATTTGCTTGCGCATATCCCACAAATCAACTGCACGCTTGAACTTAATCGGATCGGAGTTGGTGGCGTTGGGGTAGTTATCAATGATGCGGAATCGGATGCCTTCTTCATTGAGTCGATCAAACCCGATATGGTGCTGCTTGAGCATCAAATCCCATCGCTTATTGGGGTGGTTGGATTGAGGATCGATGAAGTACGGAGTTGTCTCACGCAAGTATGCTTTTGCTATCTGCTTGTCTGTGATGCCACCGTGCTCGAACGTGTAGAACCCGCAGATGGTTTTGTAAACCATGTAGTTAGTGTCATTCTGGAACGGGTCAAACCCTTGGGCGAATAGGTTGGGGTGGTCGCCTATCGTGATTGTGTGGCCATTGACCGTAGCAAAGCTGGAATGCGTATTGCGGTCAACAAAAAATGAGTAGAAGCGAATATCTAGCGAGCGTCGCCACCAATGGGCAGTGCGCGTGTAGGGGGCTGGTTTTTCAGCGACGCATCGTAGATGATACAGGGGTGAAAACATGGAGGGCATGGGGTTATCTTTCTGTGCTTGCGCGGTATGTTTCCCACGCTTCTTTGGTTATAGGGAGGCGCTCAATGGCAAAGTGCCGGAAATCCCAAATATCACTGAGGATGTGGAAGGGCGTGACAAAATGTCCTGTTTCCTGCGCGATGAGGGTTGACCATTCCTGCGCGGCCTCCGGGGTGGTGTGGTAAACCACGTCAGTGCTGCGCACCTCGACATGGAATTGAGCGACATAGTGGAATTTAGAGAAAAAGCGTTTGCGCACATCGAATGCAAGGGCGATCCAATTATCACCGTAGGACGCCATGGCAGCATTAGGGTGCTCAGTGCATGGGTGGATGCTCACATCGCAGAGATGAGACAAGCCGCACCGCAGAAAGTCGGCGGGGGTGGAAAGACCCTCGGGTGTGTCGGCACTCAGGTGGAAGTCAGAAAGGTCAAATGGAGCCAACTGGGCAGACCAGCTTGGCAAGATGGTGCCGTGCAGGAGACTGCTATCAATGGGGGCCTGCGTTTTGCTAGCAATGTGGGTGAACCATGCGATGAGTGCCGCCGCTTCATCGCGCCGCCGCCGGTTATCGGCGAAATTGACACGGTGCGCTGTAATCATGTCACTGTCCAAGACCACAGAGAAAGAATTAGTGAGCGGGAAATGCTCAATAGAGACAGCGTTACCAAAGATGACGCGCTTGGAAATCTCAGAGTAAGAATCATAGGTATTAGTGTGGGGCGCTACGCACGCCTCCAAGAAAGATGACGGGTACATGCTTACCTGCTCCTTTTGTGTGAGTAGTGAAAATCCTTCATGATCGTGCGCTCAGAGTTGCGAGCCAAGCACATGCGCCACCACGATTCCGGTAGCCAAAAATCGCCTATCTTGCGATACCCGTAGTTGTGAAAAGAACAACCGGTAACATGATCAAGCGCATTAATAACCCCATGAGTGAGCTTCTGTAAATGACGAACAGTAAGCGCAACATTCGTAGGAACTTGCTTAGAACGCCTCCAAAACAAGATGCTGGTCTGAGGAAAGCCGGTAGCGCGTGACAAATCAAGCGGCGAAATGGCCAAACGATCCATGATCAAATAGAACTCGTCGCCGGTCAAAACCGTGTTATATGCCCCGCATGAACCAAAAGCCGGAGGCTTATAATCGCGCGGAACTTCCGCAGACCAATCAAGACTGTCAACAGACTGAACAATCATGTCATTAGGAACAGCGGTCAAATAGTGCATAACCAAATCCAATCTGCGGCCGTTGTTCCGGTGGCCGCGCGCCGGGCGGTGGGGGTGATTGTGCGCTCACCCCGGGCGCTTGTTCTCAGCAGTCGGCAATACCGATAGGAAGGGCGACGCCGTACTTGTTGTAGTTCTCCCATGCTTTCGCGGCGGCTGCTTTGTAGGTGGGGAATCCTTCGCAGATATGGTAGATGCGGTTCAGGTCGCGGGTGTTGATGTTGGCCTCCTGGAGTGGATCGACGATAACCCAAAGGTCGCGGTTGTCAACGGTACCGGCGACTGAGGAAACACAGGTATGGCGTTCCAGGATTGCAAACGTGTAATCGTTGTAGGTTGCCTCCCAAACGCCGGGGCTTGGGTGGGTGAAGGTGTAGGGGGTGCTCATTTTCCAATCTCCAATCTGGTGTGGGGTTTGTTCCCCTTTGTTGTGGACGTGTTTTACTGTATCACCCGTTGTGTGGCCACGCAATGCATTGGTTGTGTGTTGCCCTTATTTGGGGGTGCTGCATGGTTGTTGGTGCAGGTTAGTAGGGTTAGAAGTGGCCTATGAAATCTTCGATGCCGAAGACGTCGAGGTGTGCGATTTGGTTAAGAAGGCTATGGAATCCGACTATGTGGCGAACGTAGCAGCCCGTGATGCTGGAGCACACGGGATATGCGCTCAGCGTGTATATGTCCGTTCCAGATGAGCTTTCGGAGGTGAGTTCATTCAGGGTCAATGAAAGAGCATAGCTTTGCGTTTCGCTGTGTATTACAGGCATTGAGGAGTTTAGTGGGCACGCCGAGTAGATTGGGTTACGGGGGTTTGATTCTTTGAGATCGGCAAGGGTTTGCAATTTGAGGCTTTCCGCGAGGGATTCAGTTAGCTTCTTGCCGGAATCAACGAGCCTTTGAAATTCGTCGTCTGCGGAAGTGGGAAGCTGAAAGACTTCTTCATTAAGGAGGGACTCGACGAATTTAGCGCTGTCAAGATTTCGCATGGGTTATTCCTAGCTCTGAGGGTAAGGGCTGCGCGATGCTGCGGATGTTCTGCGGGGTCTGGTGAAGCAAGTCGGCGATGCTGCGATAGCTTAAAAGCTTAAGGCTAACGGCCTCACGTATGAGCTGCTTCTTGTGCGCTTTCGCAGCCTTTAATTCCATCTGCATTTTGCGTTCTTGCATGTGGGCTTGTCGGATGCGAAACGCGAACGCATCGACATCAAGGTTAGTTTCATCTTCACCGTCAAGGTTTTGCACCTCGCCGATCACAGTTCCAGTTGCCGGGTCGATGACGAGAAGATTTGGGGAAACTGGGTGCTTCTGGACTGAAACAATCCGTTTATAGTGCTCGACAAGTGCGCTAATAAGGCCGGTAGAGCGGATGGGTTGAGGCAGGCCACGCAGGTGAAATGTGATCATCAGGGTGAGTTCCTTCCGTGTAGGTTAAGGTTCCGTAGTCGGTAACAGTTTTGTAGATCGCTGCGGCGCTGAGTAGGACAATTGACGTGAAGCCGACGCCGCCGCAAAGGGGGGCAAGCAAATCAAAGATGAACATGTTATTTCCAATCTTCCACCGACGTTCGGCGACAGGTGAGAATTTAGAACATAGTCCAGTTTATGTAAAGCGATGCAGGGGTGAGGGTAACAATGTGGGGGTATCTAGGGCTGTCTGAAAAGCGAAAACGCGTTGTGTGGGGGTGGTGGCGCTTGCGGTCGTGGATGAGCTTTGTTTAAAGTGTGAGTTGTCCAAAAGGTCCAAAAGATTGGAGATAGGCGATGAGCCTAGAAGAAAAGCTAGGTTGGAAGCTTGATGGAAAGATCAAGACGGAGGCAGACTTCGCGCGGCAGGTAGCCCTGTTCGTGGAGGAGGTAACGGAAGAATATATAGCGCGTGAAAAAGACGCTGATTATGCGCGCGTGATGCATAACAAGTTCCGTGGAATGGCGCGCGCAGTCGAGGCGGTGGTGTTCTCCTATGTCTACGATTCAAGCCGGATTTGCGCGGCGCTGCGTACAGAGGATGCTTACAGGGATCGGGAACAATAATGGAAGGGCAAAGGAATCAGTCGGCCAATGCGATTTGCCGAATGTGTGGCGAACCGATCAGATGGGCGAAAACCATTGCGGGTAAAAACATTCCGTTGAACCTTGTGCATTCTGATGAGGGGCATTGGAGAATATCATGCGGCCGTGCTGAGTATCTGCGGGCTGGTGAGGCTGAGATAGCGCACCTTCGGCGGGAGCGCCTGTATACATGTCATTTTGATACATGCAAGAGAAAGGGAAAAATAAGATGAAAATGTACGTTGTTTTTCGCGCAGGCGGTTTGGACGTGTTTGCGAGAGAAAAGACAGTAAAAGGGTATAAGGGCTTTGTCTCGATGATCAAGCTTGCGGGAGAGGGGGAAGATGGAAATGCCTTTTTGGCTGCGGAAATGACCGCGATGGAGGTTGCGGATTTGTTCCTAGTTGAAACGGGCGTGGAGTCTGTGCGCATGGAAAATGAAAAGTTCGGCAAAGTGGAAGCCACACGCAAGGGTGAAGCGTTGAGGATAAAAGGGGATAACGTGGAAATGGTGCTAAAAGGAAGCGTTGAGAGGTGTAACTACGGTAATGATTTCTTTGTGGATGTGACACCATATGTGGAAGCGTGAGGAAAGACCAGATCAGTTCCGGGTAGTCCTAGATGACGTCGGCGGCGGCGTGAAGCTTGTCGCGCGGCAGGGAATGACAGAGCAGTGCATGACTGATTTTCGGACGATGGACGTAGAAGAACATCGAAACTTTGCCGGAAAGATTCTTCTAGAGCGAAAAAGATTATGGGAAGTAAGCATTTTGGAAGCGCTGTCGGATATTTTCTGGAAGACCGGAAAAGACACTATAGGTGTAATGATCTTCGGGTCAATGCACAAAGTGAGCCAAAGGAATCACGGTGAATGGCAAATCGAAGGGAAAGAATTATTTGCAGTCCTGAGCGAAAGAGCAATGGAAGAAATTATAAAACAAGCTGAAAGTATCGACTGTACAGGAATCGTAGGAGATTGGATTTAAAAAATGTCGAAAGTAGACAAGTCGCATATCGTCAAAGTGTCAGATGAAGGTGATTGGGAGGTTTTGTACTGCCCGTGCCGTGAAGATCAACACTCATGGCACAAGTGCGAAAAATGCACAGAAGAAGAAAAAGACACCTTTGCAAACAATTATGGGTGTAGTGATTACTACAATCACGACGAACTGCACATAATGGGAGAATGGTGCAACGATTATGCAGTGGAAACTGACATATGCATAGTCTGCGAATGCATTGCCGATCAAGCAGATGCGATTTATGATCCAGAAGAACTATGCGCGCCGGGTAACACATGGATGGTGGAGCTTGACTGGGAAGATGGAAGCGTGTTCGTGGATGATGATAAGCCGACAAAGGTTGACTATGAAAAAGTGCTAGGCGTAATCGATGCTCAAATACGACTCGAAGATTTTGCATCAAAGATGCGCAGCGCCGCGCAAGCGCTGGAAGAAGCCGCGAAAGCAGCAAAGGAAAGCCTGGAAGCACTAGGGGAGGCGAACAGTGGTGCCACAGCCATTCTATGAGATCGACGGTGTGACCATCTACCACGGCGACGCGCTCAGCCCCGAGCTGCTCAGCATCTGGGCACCGCACCGGAACTTAGTGACCGACCCCCCCTACGGCATCATGTTCCGCTCAAACAAGCGCGACAAGCGACAAGCCGGGTGGCGCGTCAAAGGAGACGAATCAACAGCACTACGCGACGCAGCAATCAAAGAATGGCTAGCCTGCGACACAACACCAGGGCACAAACATTCCGCAGGGGTAGTATTTGGATCGTGGAAAGTGTTACCACCAGAAGGAGAAGTAAACCGACTCGTGTGGTGGAAAACAGGAACACCAGGAATGGGAAACCTAAAATCGCCCTTCGGGCATTCCCATGAGGAAATCCACATGCTGGGCAAAGCTTGGAACATGGAAGACGCAATCAGCCCGTACCGGTTCAAGCGCGCCGGGTCTGTGCTTGCGGTAGGGGGTTTGCGCGGCGGGTCGCATGGTGAAGAAAACAAGTTCAAGCACCCAACGGTTAAGCCGGTGAGGCTGATGGAAAGATTGATCGAGCGGATGCCGCGCGGCCGTACCATAGTTGATCCATTCGCAGGCACCGGAGCCACGGTGGTCGCCGCTAGGAATTTGGGCCAGAAAGTCATTGCGATTGAATTGGAAGAACGGTACTGCGAGGTAATCGCAAAGCGTCTAGGACAGCAAGTACTGCAATTCGGATAGGAAGGAAAACGAAATGGAAAAGAAAAACGTTGTGGTCGTAAAGGCTGCTGAGATAATGAAGGCGTTGAAAATCGCTGCGGCAGTGGCGAAAAAGGGCGTCGATAAAAAGGTGACGCTGCGAACAGCCAAAGACGTTGTGAGTGTCACGGGCAGGGCAAAGACGATGCATTTTACCGCGCATGTGCCGATTATTTTTGGTGATGATGATGCGCGTGATAAGGAATGGGAAATCACCGCAGATGCCGCCGCGCATATCATGAGAAGCATAAAGCCAACGGTGAATGAAGAAGGCGAAGCGTCGGAAGTCAGCATTTGCCCAATGCCTGAGACAATGCTTGTCAAGGATGAAGCGATGGAGCCGGAAAAATGCGATAGCGTCGTGGTAAAAGCATCGGAATACAGCGATGCGGTAAACGCGCTGATAATGCCAAACGGAGACCATATCAGCGTGGAAAATGAAAGCTTCACAATCGGGGCAGATGCAGCGCGTGCGATAGCGACAATGGCTGTCGAGGAAACAGAACAGCTGACTGTAGCGGCGAGAAAAAACCACGATGGGACAACGGGTATATATGTACAGATGAAGTGTGTTAATGCCTGCCTGTTCGCGTGCGAGTCGAAGAAAGATGCCGCCGACAGCAGCCCGGCGCGCCCTAGTGGTTCGGGTGCGGGTTCGTCTGATGGTGTGCGGCGTGTGGGGGTGAAGCGGCCGAGGTTTGCGCCTGCGTAGGGGGTTGTTCGGGGGGGG